GTCAATGCTAGTGCTCTAGACTTCAGCACACAAGCTTCGCCATCTGTGCTTAAGCAGCGCGACGCTACGTCTAGAGACTTCTCTAATATCATCCACGATGCAATTGCCACCCTCGCTTCGGCGCCGGCTAATAACGCCGATGTCACGGCTGATTTGTCAAATAAACAATACTTTAACTTAGTTTTGTCAATGTTGAGGTCTGCAGCCCATGGCATAACAAAATCTCCCTTGTTTGAGTCGGACAACTTCAGAAAGTTCGCACTGGTCCCATTTCCGTGTCAAGATGGAACAGAGCTAAACTCCGGAGATCTTCTAGATTTGGAGAACATAAAAAACAGCGCTCTACAAGATTTCTTTCAAGGCACTTGTTTAGATGGTGAATTTGAAGTTGGCCCGGTCGAAGATGCAATGCTTTTTGCAACTACAAACGTGTACATCCAAGTTTATGTTATAGAACAGTTAATAAAGAACCTGTTCTTATTTAATGTTTATGGAACGGCCGAAATCTTATCTGATCCAATGTTGGTCCAACAGATGGTTCGCGATATCAAAAGTGGGTTCTCTATGGAAGCAGAGAGAATATCCCCGGAAGACCCAGAATCTGTTCAACCATCTTTGCATACCACAATCGAAGAATTGAGCATAATATACGTCAGAAAATTGATTGCTGCTCCAATTGAAGGTCAGATTCCGGATCTAATAAATGAGGGTGAGTTCATACAAATGGCCCCCGAAAATGTTACTGCAGACTTCGCCTTAGAGTACATTGTACAAAAGAGATTAATCGACGCATCGGAGACTATAGGAACGATATTATCATCGGGCGCCGTTGGTAGTTTCGGTGCTCAATACTTAGCTTATGGCATACCAACATGTGATCTGTGGATGCCCGCCACGGAGCCAACAGAGGATCATCCCACCTTGCGCACCACCTCAGGGGGCCAAAACACTGAAGGATTGACTTACAAATTTTTGAAGCACGATCCGGTTAACTCCATGGATCCAGAGCAGGCCCCCGACATCTATACAAATATCGGCTTTGACGGTGACATTGCCGACTATATATCGGACAAGGGAGCCCTCGCCAACGAGAGGTATGTTACATTCGATTTCGACAGTGCCGCTTTTGACGCTCTAAGTCCATTCGAACAACTCCTAACCGAGACTTTAATTAGCGTGAATATTCCTGCAGAACATATCAAGCAGACTGGGAATATAAAAAGATATACTACCTCTTTTGATGAGTTTACGAACCTACTCAGAATGGCGAACTATTTCCACGCAGGGCCCGGCCAAGGTCTAACCGTCAATGATATGTTCGAAAATTTACCTCCAATTACTTTAAAGGCCCCGAACGCTAATGGCATTTCTACCAAACAAATTAGATTAACACAAGATAACTACGAACAGCTCAGGTTTATGTCAAACCTTATCTCTGATCGATATGACGGCGGAGCCCGCGTCGGCGGCCTTCGGGTATTAGATCCCGACGAAATCCAATATCAGGCCTTCGATATGGCTGAAGAATTGGGCATACCTGAATCATTCTGGAGTACTCCTCGCATCGACTGGGTGGCGCCAAAACTCATCGACTGGCCATGGTGGGGTTCAGACAACCCCGGTCCGGCCCATGACTGGCCTGCCTCATGGAGTAATTATAATTTAGAAAATGGCGAAGGGGACAACGAAGCCCCGCAAAGAATATATCTAACACCACCGATTGACAGCGCGTATGAATACCCCAGCGGATGGCCAATCTATCCGAGTAAATTTGTTTATAAATCAGGAGTGAACGATCCAGCCGAAATAGATCCTGACGCTTCACAGCCCGCCGGTTTAAACTCATTTTGGCGGTCTGTTGAAGACTTCCCAGATTTCTTAAGGCACATCACGATGTCTCAAATAGAAGATATACTGACCGCCGGCGGAGCTGCTTCGACTACTAATATACTTACTGTAGGTGAGCCACCGCCTGTGCCATTAGCTTTACTCTCTATCTTTGAGAACATAAAAATTGGTACAAGGTTGGTGTACTACACGGGATATCGAACTTTCGATGATCTATATAATAGCGGCTATTTCAATCTATACGCAGCTGCAACTCCAGAAGAGCAGGAAACTAAATGGATCGAAGATAGAATAGGGCTGCCCATCAAAGGCCGCGGCCCAAACTACGTATTCCCAATTGATCTAGGTGTAAAATCTGAAATTGGGATCCTGTCAAATCTGACATCCACTGTTTCAAGCCCCGGGTCATTCATTCACACATCTTTTGAGAATTTGAAAAAAGACTTGTACGAGGGCATGACCGCGACAACTGCGTACAGAAACTTATTCGTTTTACCCGGACTTGAACGCGAAAATGCGATCTTACCTGCAAAACAAGTGATTGCTTTTCTGGCCCTGCTGGGTCAGGCCGTCAACAGCGACAAAGCTACTGAAATTAATAAGATTTTTGATGATACGAAACTTAGTTTAAGGTTCGTATTAAGGGCTCTGCTAGCCGGAAATGACTTCGCATATGAGGATCCGGAAAACAGGACATCTGCACAGGCAGCTCGCGATGCTGTGTTGAACATTACTGGCGCCGGCGCCGCGCCATTCGCACAGATGGGGGCATCTTTTATTATTAAAATGCTGATTGAGGCTCCGAAAATGATCCTCAAGGGTCTAGCGGAATTGGTAGATCCGCACGTTGTTATAGGAAACATGATAAAGAATATATCAGGCACCGCGTTGACACAAATACCATCTAGCTTACCGTTCGAAGAATTGTTAGATTTGATACAAGGTCAGATTGACCGACAGGCAGAATCTGACCTTATACCCCCGCCCCTGGTGCCCCAAGTTAGAAAGACTGGAATAGATCTTGTTGGCAAACTTCCATTGCTATTTTTGATACCGCCGACGCCGCTTGGGCTAGCATATATTCTATTGAACATGAATCTGGAAGACTTAATACCTCTACCTGATTGCGAAACCGAGGAAGAATAGGAGAATATTTAAACCTTCAACTAAATATAACAGATAAAGATATGAGCGGACTGTCACCAAAATTTCCATTAAGTCTTGACACTGGGGATATTAATTATAAACTTAATAAAACCTACAAGGAGCTTATTGCGCAAAATTTAAAAAATTTGTTGCTAACATCTCCTGGCGAACGCGTCATGGAACCACGATTTGGCGCCGGCCTCCGGAGGTATTTTTTTGAACCAATGCTTCCGGAAACCTTCATGGAAATAAAAGAAAGTATTTTCGAACAAGTGCAGGTGTATATGCCGTTTATAGAAATAATAGAGGTTGGCTTCCATGAATCTGACGATATATCGGTGAATCCAAACTTCCTCTCAGTGACTCTCAAATATGCAATAACTCCACTGCAAGAGACGGATGTTATTGTTTTAGAAAACAGCTTTAGTGAATTTTAGGAATATATTACATGGCCAAAAAAATTAAATCGATTGATTATACGAGCAGAGACTTCGAATCCATTAAACAGGATTTGATGAACTATGTAAAAAAGTACTACCCCGACACGTTTAAAGATTTTAACGAAGCCGGCTTTGGTTCTTTGATGCTTGACAGTGTGGCCTATGTTGGTGACATGCTTTCTTTCTATTTGGACTATCAAGCAAACGAGAGCTTCCTAACGACCGCCATGGAATATAACAACGTTGTGAAACATGGCCGCCAATTGGGCTTCAAATATCCCGGCGTCCCCTCCTCTTCTGGAATTGTCTCGATTTATATTACAGTTCCCGCCAACCCAGATGGAACAGGCCCGGATATGTCCTATGTGCCAACTCTAATAAAGGGGACTAACTTTGCTTCTGCAAACGGCGGCATCTTTACCTTAATGGAAGATGTTTATTTCGGAAATGAAAACAACGAGATTGTAGTTTCAAGCGTCAATTCTTCTACGGGCGCCCCCGCATATTACGCAATAAAAGCGAAAGGTCTAGCAATATCCGGCCAGCTCTCTTCTCAGGAAGAGGAAGTTGGCAATTTCGAAAAATTCTTAAGAATAGGAATTAAGAACGTTAACGTCACAGAGATAGTATCTTGCGTTGATTCAGAGGGGCATGAATATTTTGAAGTAGATCATCTGTCACAGAACGTTGTGTACAAGGCAGTTAGGAATAACAATTCGTTCAGGAAATCCACCCCATCAATTCTTAAAGCGGTTCCAGTACCAAGAAGGTTCGTTTTAGAGAAATCTCCATCCCTAGCCTATCTACAATTTGGCTACGGCAGCGACTCTGAACTAACAAACGCTAGTGTTGTTGATCCGAGCAATATTGTCATGAATATACATGGTAGAGACTATTCAGTTGATGAGGGGTTTGATCCCACCAAGCTCACATCGACAGACAAATTTGGAATATCTCCGTCTAATACCACTCTTACAATTCTTTATAGAAGCAATTCTGTTGAAGACGTTAACGCCGGCGTCGGTTCAATTAATAAGGCCGTCGCACCCCTCTTCAAATTCACAAACCAGGGCGCCCTTGATGCGGCCAAAAGGAATGTTGTACGTTCTTCATTAGAAGTGTTGAACGAAGAAGCCTTCGTGGGAGACGTTGAACTCCCAACAGCAGACGAGTTGAAACAAAGGATGTTCAGCCATTTCGCCTCACAAAACAGAGCGGTGACTGCAGAAGATTACAAGTCTATGACATATTCAATGCCGGCAAAATTTGGAGCAGTCAGGAGATGTTCGGTTTCTAGAGACTTCGACTCTTTTAAAAGAAACTTGAATTTGTATATCATATCCGAGGATAATGATAAAAAATTAACCCTAGCCAACGAAACAATTAAAAATAACCTTAAAACTTGGCTAAATCGGTATAAAATGATTAATGACACAGTTGACATTTTAGATGCTAGGATCGTTAACTTTGGAATCAAATACATGATAGTCGCAGACTATGAAGAAAACAAGTTTACCGTTTTGAATAGAGCAACCGCAGCATTAAGAGAATTCTTCCTTAGAAACAACTATGATATCGGGGAGCCCATTTATATTACAGACATTTATAAAGCCTTACAGAAGGTCAAAGGGGTTGTAGATGTGGTGGATGTTATTATTATGCAGAAGCGCGGCGGAGTTTATTCGAACTCAACATATGATTTCCAATCAGCCGTTTCAAACGACGGAAGGTCGATTATGGCAGATGAGAACGTTATATTTGAAATGAAATATCGAAATACAGATATCATAGGAAGCGTTTCGTAATGGCTATCAAAAGATATAAAGCAAATAAAGATACGACAATCTCAAATGCGTATGACTTTTCTCTGCTACCCAGGAATAGGGCCACTGGCTCAAACATGGGCGCCGCCGATGTATTAGAAGTATTCTCAATTTATGGCCAAGTCTCCTCTTCGGGCAAGCAAGAGGCTGTTGGTATTTCCTCAGAGTTATCAAGAGTATTAGTTGGCTTCCCGGTCAGTGGATCCACAGAATCTATCGGCGCCGACAGAAATTCTGGCAAGATCCCTGTATCCGGAAACGTGAAATTCTTTTTACGAATGTTCAACGCTAAACACTCATATACAACACCAAGAAACATTAAATTGGTGGTTGCTGCAATCTCTTCAAGTGCAAATTGGGAAGAGGGCACCGGAGTAGACATTGACGAATATAAAGATAAAACACATGGAATCGAAGGTGCCAATTGGATAAACTATGCATCCAATCAAGCTTGGGACCGAGCCGGCGGCACGTTCTACATTGACAGAACCTCCTCCTATAATGCTACTTTGGAAAAGGGCGACGAGGATCTAGAGGTCGATGTCACCTCTATAGTCGAGTACTGGCTTAAGCCCGAGGGCGACGGACAGCGCCGAGAGGACCGCGGCTTTGCGGTCTTCCTCACATCAAGCCAAGAGGCTTACCACTCCGCGTCAAAGGGCTATAACCTGAGTCTATTTCAGGGCCAAGGAGCAACGGGTTCGATTATCCATAATCCAGCCGGCGCCAAAAGATCGTATTATACAAAGAAGTTTTTTGCAAGAACTTCTGAATTCTTCTTTAAACAGCCCGTGATCGAAGCGCGCTGGGACAGTACAGTTAAAGACAGAAGGGGTGACTGTCACTATAGTAGCTCCATGGCTACCATGCAGGACAATTTAAACACCATATATCTCTACAACTACGTTCGTGGAAAACTTCAGAATATCCCCGAAGCGGGCACTGGCCGGATATTCGTGACCCTGTATTCAGGTTCCGCTAACAATAACTCTCCATCAGTCAACACTATCAGTTTACCTCAGGGTGGTGGCGTTCCCACGGCAGCAAACACAGTAATCACTGGCGGCTATGTATCGACCGGTGTGTATTCTGCCTCGTTTGCAATCACGGCCGGCGTAAATCCCCCAACTAGAGTCTTTGATGTGTGGCACAATGGCGCTCTGGCTCAGCATGAATTTTGGACAGGTAGTATCAATGTTAAGTCCTTTGGGACGTACACACATGCTCCAAGTTTCCAATACGTCACTGCGATGCCGAATCTTAAATCGAAGTATTCAAAAACAGAGACAGCGAGGTTCAGGCTTTATGTGCGAGACCAAAACTGGAATCCAACAATTTACACGAAAGCTACCAACCGGCCCGATAATACTATCATTGAAAGTGGATCATACAAGATTATGCGTCTATCAGATAACACGAACGTAATTCAATACGGCACGGGCTCGCAAAGACACACACACTTATCCTTCGATGTATCAGGAAACTACTTTGATTTAGATGTCGATCTTCTACAGGAAGATTATGCATATGGAATCAAGCTAGCGTACTATAACGACTCTATCGGTGGCTGGGTAGAACAACCGGAAATATTTAAGTTTAGAGTCGAGAGCTAATGAGCATTAAGCATCTTTTTGATAAGGTACATATTGATAAGAGTACCGCCGGCACGAACTCGGACCAACTTGGTGGCGAGGTCGAATCTGAGCGTTTTCATAGTGCCAAGATCGCAAAAGATGATAGAATCATCCCGCAGGTTGATTTCTCAAAACCAGAAAATTTTGTATTTTATGGTTCGGCTGAACGGTACTACGATGACGCAATAAAGAACATTTATCAAACTTACCCGTATGATGGCTCGCTATACGAGAAGCTAGACTGGGAGAACAGCGCTTCTTATATTGATCTATATGTTTTTGAGAACCTATACCCCAGAACGAACGGTTACATAAGGTTTGATCGCGACGGCGCCGATAGTTCCACTAGTATCGTATCTGATTACGGTATCTTCAACAGTGCAGATCAGGAATACATCACAATAAAGGGTGGTCCCGGCATAGGCGGCGGCCCACAGAATGCCGGCGCAAATATATACAACACGGGCTCCTTCCAAGAATCTAATTTAAAATTAGATCCAGTTGAGGGCACTACAGTTGAATTCTGGTTAAAGAAGAAAGCATTTAACACTTCTAGGACTAAAAAGGAAGTACTTTTCGATCTCTGGAACGGAGAACATTCTTCAAGTTCTGGATATGGTCGCCTAACAATCGAACTAACTGGCGCAACATATAGTCAGGCCACTACAACTTCAGGTAGATCTTTCCGCGTCACTTATCAGTCAGGCAACCTCGCCGACGCCGGCGCACCAATACACGGGTTCCAAAATGAATCGATTGGTACAGTTGACACTCTAACCTCCTCCGTTGCAGACAACACGTGGCACCACTATGCATTCTCTTTCTTATCTGCATCCAATGGCGTAAAGACCAGACTATACGTCGATGGCGATTTAAATGAAGAAAAAATTCTAGGTTCGAACGGTGCACGAGAGATAACCGGCTCTTTAATTGCGCGCATCGGCGCCCTGCGAACAGCCCCATCTGGCGCTGTTGGGGCCCACGGATCAACAGCTTTAGACGGCGCCGGCAAGCTATCAGGTTCCTTGGATGAATTTAGATACTGGAAGACTCAGCGCTCATCGAAAGAGATAGGTCGCCACTGGTTCACGCAAGTTGGCGGAGGTACCAACACAGATACTGCCAATACAAAGTTGGGCGTCTATTACAAATTCAATGAGGGGATTCTAGGAAATAGCACCGACGCCACGGTTTTAGATTATTCTGGTAGGGTGACGAATGGAGCTTGGACGGGTTACATCGCCGGCGCAAGAGAAACTGGTTCCGCTATCAACGAGGCTACATCTACAAATCAAGAATTCTTAGATCCGATTCTTTATAGAAATCACTCATCTGTAAATTCTTTAATTTCAAGGATGCGACTTTCCGGCTCTTCGTTCGACCATACAAACACTACATCTCTCTTTAGTTCCCTGCCCAGTTGGATGCAGGAAGAAGATCAGAAATCTGGAGACCTCCTCTTAGATTTGACTCAGATAATGTCAAGTTACTTTGACTCTGTACAATTACAGATATCAGAACTTCCAAAATTGAAGGACGTTGAATACATCAGCGGTTCTTCGAAACCAAACAACTTCAACAGCACCTTATTGAGTTCAATGGGCTTCTTGGCTCCAGAAATATTTATTGATGCGGAGATTATTGAAAACCTAGCTGCACGAAGCGAAGACAGAAAATACGAAAAGTCCCTAGAGCACACCAAAAATCTTATATATAAGAACATTTACAACAATTTATCTTACATTTATAAATCGAAGGGTACCGAGAAGTCTTTTAGGAACTTGATTCGCTGCTTTGGCATCGATGATGATATAATCAAGCTCAGTACATACGGAAATAATGTAACTCACAAGTTTAGAAACAACTATAGAGTTGTATCGACACCTAAGAAGTATGTCAATTTTAATGACAACGGAAACTTCGAAGGCACTGTGTTCCAGATGTCTTCTAGTAAGAATTCTAATAGTTTGCCTTATATCGACGCGGCAAAACAATTGACTGGCGGCTATGGATTCACACTACAGACTGAAGTAGTCCTTCCAAAGAAAGCAAACACGGGCGACTCTTTCTATTCAAGACAGAGATACACTGACCTGACTGCTTCTCTGTTTGGCGTACATACTGCCAGAACCTCATCGACAAATACATCAAACACCCAATGGGCCGAACCGGACGTTGTAAACTTCCAAGTACATGCTGTACGAGATGAAGCAGAATCAGACAACGTACGTTTTGTTTTGACCGGATCCGGCGACGGGTATTTTCCCGAACTATCAAGTAGCTTGTTTGAGGGAGCATATGACAACACTAAATGGAACTTAGCAGTAAGAGTTAAGCCGGCCAAATTTCCACATGTCGACTCTATCCATGGTACGACCGGTTCCAACTCCGGTGCAGATATAAATTACAGTAGGTATTACACAGTTGAACTTTATGGCAATCAGACTGATGCAGGATCCATTCAGAACGAATTTACTGTTACTGGGAACATTGATCTGCAGCAGCTTAGTCCCGGGACATCTGCAGATCAGTTCATATACGGCGCCCGCCGTATATATATGGGCGCCCATAGAACAAACTTTACTGGCGCAGTGTTGCAAAGGACTGACGCCAAAATTTCTTCGTGCCGTTTCTGGCTAGATTACTTAGATGATGAAACACTGAGGGCTCATGCTCGCGATGTGAACAACCATGGTGCCAAGAATCCATACAGAAATGCCTACCTTTTTGAAGGAAAATCAATATATAATGATTCTAGAGAACTAGTCGGCCGCGGCCGCAACTTCGAAGTGCCGCAGATTGAGA